CATTGGTTATAGAGTTTAGATAACTTATAAATATAGGTAGAGAGAAAAAACTATGAAATTAATTAGAGAAGAAGTATCAGACGCAGAATATATCGTTGAAGAAAACAACGGTAAAAAAGAATATAAAATTAAAGGTATTTTTTTACAATCTGACATTAAAAATAGAAACGGTAGAGTATATCCGAATGATATTTTAATGAAAGAAGTAACAAGATATAATGCGGAATTTGTTAATAAAAATAGAGCGTTTGGTGAATTAGGCCATCCAGATGGACCTACAGTTAACCTGGAAAGAGTATCACATATGATTAAAAAACTCTATCCAGAAGGAAAAAATTTTATTGGTGAAGCGAAAATTATGGATACACCTTATGGAAAGATTGTGAAGAATTTGATTGATGAAGGCGCTAAACTAGGAGTTTCAAGTAGAGGTATGGGTTCAATTGAATCCAAAATGGGAAGTAATTACGTAGGTAAAGACTTCTATCTTGCCACTGCGGCAGATATCGTTGCAGATCCGTCTGCGCCAGATGCCTTTGTAGAAGGTATTATGGAAGGCAAAGAATGGGTATGGAACAATGGTGTGTTAGTAGAACAAGATGTTGCTGCTTGGAAAAAAGAACTTATTAAGACTAAAAAAATCGAAATGGCAGAGAAAAAAGCCCAGATTTTTGAAGATTTTTTAAGAAAAATATAGTTTAAAGGAATTATAATTTATAAATATCTAATAACAAAGAGATAAAAAGAAATTAATTCGAATTAATTACAAAAGGAGACTTCTCAATGGCTACAGAACAAAATAAAGAAGTTATGGATAAAGAGCAAGAAGTTAAAAAGGAAGAAGTTGCTACTGAAGCAACTGCTAATCCTATGGCTGACGCTCCTAAGAAGAATGCTGTAGCAGCTGAGCCTTCGCATATTGCCAAAATGGCAGACCACGAAGACTTAGGACAAGCGGTTACTAAACCGACTGACAGCAATCCTGACGCTTCTAAAAATGTAAAACAAGTTTCTGGAGATCCTCAACAAAAATCACAAGGTGCTGCTGACGCAATGCAAGCTGTGAAAAAAGAGGAAAAAGAAACTAAAGAAGACGATAAAGAAATTTCAAAAGAAGCTATGCACGATTCTAAAGAAGACGAAAAGAAAAAAGAAGAAGGCTATGGCAAAATGAAAAAAGAAGAAATAGATTTATCTGATGACGTTAAAGCTTTAATCGGTGATGACGAATTAACCGAAGAATTTAAAGACAGAGCGAAAACTGTTTTTGAAGCAGCAGTTAAAACAAGAATTAACGAAGCTGTGGAAAGAATGGAAGCAGAGTATTCTGACAAACTCAAAGAAGAAGTTGATACTGTAAAAGGTGAAATTGTTGAAAAAGTTGACTCATACTTGAACTACGTAGTTGAAGAATGGTTAAAACAAAACGAAATCGCTATCGAAAGAGGTATCAAAGGCGAAATCGCAGAGGACTTTATTACTGGTCTTAAAAAATTATTTGAAGATCACTACATAAGTGTACCTGACGAAAAATTTGATGTGTTAGAAGATCAAGCTAAACAAATAGACGAGCTTAAAGATAAACTTAATGAGCAAGTTGAAAAAAATGTTGAACTTAACAATAAAGTTGGTTCTTTAACAAGACAAGACATTGTTGACGAAGTTGCATCTGATTTAACAGATACAAACAAAGAAAAGTTTAACAAATTAGCTGAAGAAGTAGAATACTCTAATGCTGATGAATTTAAAAAGAAAGTATCAACTATTAAAGAGTCATACTTTTCTAAAGAAAACAAAATTTCATCTGAAAATGAAATTGATAATGTTGATTCAAGCGAACAAGCTCCTGAATTATCAGGCGTTATGGAAACTTATGCAAGCATTATTAGTAAAACAAAAGATCGAATTAAAGTCGGTCACTCAAAATAAATAGGGAGAATAAGAAACATATGTACTTATCTGAACAACTAGTTAAAAAGTGGCAGCCTGTACTTGAGCATCCAGAACTCCCAAAAGTAACGGATAGCTATAGGAAGGCGGTCACTGCTGTAATCTTGGAAAACCAAGAGAAGGCATTAAGAGAAGATAGAGCATTTATATCAGAAGCTGCTCCAACGAACAGTACTGATGCATCTTACGTACAGAATTGGGATCCAATCCTAATCTCTTTAGTAAGAAGAGCAATGCCAAATCTAATCGCATACGACATTTGTGGTGTACAACCAATGACTGGTCCAACTGGTCTAATTTTCGCAATGAGAGCGAAATACACTTCACAAAATGGTACAGAGGCTTTATTCAATGAAGCTGATACGGATTTTTCAAGCAGAAATGCTGCGGGAGATTCTACTCTACCAGGTGTGGGTGGTGCTGGTTCATCATCACAATCAGGAACTAACCCTGCAGTATTAAACGACAGCCCAGCTGGTGCTTACACATCAGGAACTGGTATGGCGACTGCTACTGCTGAAGCATTAGGAGACGGTGCTGGCAATCAATTTGCTGAAATGGCTTTCTCAATTGAGAAATCAACAGTAACTGCTAGATCAAGAGCTCTTAAAGCAGAATACACTATGGAACTTGCTCAAGACCTTAAAGCAATCCACGGTTTAGACGCAGAAACAGAATTAGCAAATATTCTATCTGCTGAAATTCTTGCTGAAATCAACAGAGAAGTAGTGAGAACTATTTACACTGTTGCTGAAAAAGGTGCTTCTGCTAACACAGGTACAATAAACACTACAACTGAAGGTGTTTTCGATTTAGACACAGACTCTAACGGAAGATGGTCAGTTGAAAGATTTAAAGGCCTAATGTTCCAAGTAGAAAGAGAAGCTAACGCTATCGCACAAAGAACACGTAGAGGAAAAGGTAATATGATTATCTGTTCATCTGACGTTGCTTCTGCTTTACAAATGGCAGGTGTGTTAGACTACGCTCCAGCTCTTAACAACAATCTAAACGTTGACGATACTGGTAATACTTTTGCTGGTGTATTAAACGGTAGATACAAAGTGTACATTGACCCATACAGTGCAAACCAAGCTGCGAAGCAATACTTCGTTGTAGGTTACAAAGGTACTTCACAATATGACGCAGGTATTTTCTACTGCCCATATGTACCTCTACAAATGGTTAGAGCTGTTGGACAAGACACTTTCCAACCTAAAATTGGTTTCAAAACTAGATACGGTATTCAAGCAAATCCATTTGCTGAAAACTCTGGATCTGGTGCGGCTTCAATTGATGGTGCTGGAAACGTTAATGCTAACAGATACTACAGAAGAGTCCAAGTTACAAACTTGATGTAATCTGTAATATAATATCTTTAGAAAAGGCGAGGCCTCAAAACCTCGCCTTTTTTGTATCTACTAAATAACA